TACTGCGGACTGAGGAATAAGGAATTATGCTCCTTGAAGGTAAAGGATGTTGATACCGACAACAACTTAGTAAAAGTCATTGGGGGTAAATTTAAGAAGGATAGAGTTGTGCCAATGAGTCGAGAATGTTGTAAGATAATAATTAAGTACATAAGGGATTACGGGCGGGAGAAGAAAAAGAGGCTGTTTGTTACTCTAGTGAGAAGAAACGACTACAGCGGCTGGGCACTAAGGAAAATGGTCAAAGTAGTAGCGGGGCGGGCGGGAATAACAAAGCGGGTGTATCCCCACCTTTTTAGACACTCGTTTATCACTCACCTGATAGACAGAGGAGCAAATATAGTGGCAGTACAGCATTTCGCGGGACATTCTAATATTCAAACTACTATGTTATATACGCACCTAACACCGAAGCGGATACAAAAGGAATATGAATTTTACATACCATCGTATTTATAGGGGGTGATTTAATTGAAAAAAATACTAACCCTAACTAAAGAGCAGGCCCGCCTTCTGTACAACTTACTCTCTGGTCACGAGGTGCCTAGCCGATCTGACAACAGAAAGCGGTTCGGGTTTCTTGAGGTGATCGAGGATTTTGTGTTCGCATTTGATGACGAGGTGCGTGGCTTCGATACGAAGGGCAAGACCCAGAAACAGGTCAACGATGCGCTGAGCGATATGGGTAAGCAGGCCAAAAACTTTACCTTTAATGATAGGGAGATTTTTGCTAAGGTAAAGGATATGTTCGAGAAACTCTACGAGATCGGAAACATCTCGCGTAGTAACGCCGGCCAAGTAACCAGAAGCCCGCTAGTTGGCCGTGATGCCATGATTTATGTTGAGTTAGAGGACGCTTTCATGGATGTTAAAGAAGTGAAAGATAAGAAAAAGTGAGGTTGGCAAGTTATGGCAGTTCGGCAGTGGTTCGACAAAAATAGCACCGGGTGGCTAGCTAAGCTGCTCGATGAGTGGTGTAGCAAGAACGATATCACATGGCAGCAGCTGCCAGTTCGGTTGTGGTACAGCAGAAACGAGGGTGGGTGGCTACAAAAGCTGCTTGAGGGCTGGTCAAGCAAGAATAGCGACAGGTGGTATGTTAGGCTGCTACAGGCGTTCTGGGACTCGGCAATCTACACGTGGGATTCGGCAGTTTGTCCGTGGGATGCCGACAGTGAGGAGAAGTGGTACAATAAAATTACTGCCGGCTGGAGAAGCGCTGCCGGATCTAGCTGGATGAGCAAGAATAACACGGACTGGAAGGACTAAAACCGATGTCAAACAGAGGATACCTAACAGAATCAGAGCTAGAGGAATTTGCCGATATCACTGTCAGCGACAGTGACGAGGCAGAAGACCAGATATCGCAGGCTGAGGAGCTGATCGATGCCTTCGTGGGGTATCAAGATAAATTCATCGAAAGCCCAAAAACAGGGATGCTTTCTGCTGGCGGTACCACTTCCCACACTCTCCAATCTAAGCACCAGAATGTCTACGATGCTGATTACTTCGCCGGTTGTTATCTAGAGATTATCGGGGGGACTGGTTCCGGCCAGCGCCAGAAGATCACCGCTAGCACTAAGGCCGGTGTGCTTACCACAGACGAGTTCTCCAGCACCACCGGAACGGACAGCTACTACAAAATCTACCAAATTGGGAAGTTCCCTAGAAAGTGCGATGTCCACCACGATACTGAGAATACCCCCAATACCTACTACAAGCAGATTATCGAGGCGGTAAAACGCGCTACGGCGGCGCAGGTTGAGTACCGGATCAGCGTAGGTGATGATTTCTTCTCGGGTGATAAGGTAGACATGAATAGTGAGAGGATTGGCGACTACGCCTACGAAAAGGGTAGTGGGGGTGCCGGCATACACAAACTCATCGCGCCCAAGGCGAGGATGCTGCTCCGGGGCATCGTTAACCGCCGGGGTAAGATAACCGTGTGATATGTCACTAAAAGGCCTTCTAAACCAGACTGTAACGCTCTACGCTTCTACCGGCAAGGATAAGTACGGTCGGGAGAGCTACGATACTAGCACCGACTACAACGCCCGCGTACAACTAACCACTAAATCCCGCATAGTTGGCCCAAACGAAACTGTCGAAATTGTGGCTATTGTTTACTTTGACAAGGATGTGTCGATTAGCAAGGGTGATAAAGTTACCTACAATAGCGTCGATTACCGTGTCTTTGGGGTCTATACGGCAGTTGATGGTGCGGGTAGTACCGATCACACTAAGGTAGAGTTGGTCAAATGGGCGTAACTGTAGATACTTCCAGCTTCGACAGAGGCATCAAGGACTTTGAGATGGGTTTTGAGATGGCTAACAAAAAAGGGCTAGAGATGGTCGCTAATGAGGTTCTGCGACTTAGCAGCTTCGAGGTTCCACACGATACCGGAATGCTGCAGGCCAGCGGTAGTGTCCAGCCGAGGCATATTTTAATGACAACACCAGAGAAGGGATTTCTGGTTGGTTACAACAAGGTCTATGCAGCGCGGCTGCACGAGCATCCCGAGTACAAGTTTCAAAAGGGTAGGAAGGGAAAGTACCTCGAAGACCCTATCAAGAATAACCTGCACGTGTTCAGGGACTTTCTGGCCCGCGGATTGCGTGGTGCGTTTAGATGACACTAATTGAGCAGGTCGCAACATATTTACAAGACGATTTTGACTTAGGCACGATCGGCACCGATATTTTCATTGGTTTTATGCCGGAATCTCCTGATGCCTGCATTGCTGTGTTAGACACCGGTGGAACCGAGCCTAGTCGCTATCTTCCTATCGAGTCGCCTACTTTCCAAGCTTTTATCCGTGCAACTAACTACGACAACGGCAAAGCGGTGCTAGCCACCGTTCGCGGACTGCACGGTAAATATGGCGAGCTTGTCTCTGGTGAGGATCACTTTATGCTGTTACATGCTATCTCCGAGGGGGGCCACGTCGGCAGGGACGAGCAGGGCCGGGACCTCTTTAGTATCAACTTCACCTGCAGAACAAGGTAATGTCCAGAATACACGAAGGCCAGCTATACCGCGAACTGCGGTGCAGATTCTGTCGTAATCTGATAGGATGGGAGTACATACATAGGGGGATGTTTATGTTTGAGTGCCCCCGGTGCTTAAGAATAACGACATTCGAGTTTAAATGTATAAAAGATATCAGAAAGGGGGTGAATAAACAGAAAAATGGCTGACATTACAAATGTCCAGATGGGCGCGTGTGATGTTGAGTTTAATAGCATTGATCTAGGCCACACCGATGGTGGTGTGGAGGTCGCCTACGAAGCTGAGTACGCTGACCACAAAGTTGACCTTTACGGCAACTCTGTCGTCGATAAGCGGCTCCTGGGTGAGCGCCTAACGGCGCGGGTCCCATTGGCTGAGTTTACGATCGCCAACCTGAGAAATGCTATGCCTCAAACCCAATTCGCGGGGGCGGCAAACGCCAGAGTTACTGTTGGCGCCAAGGCTGGTAAGAAGGCATCCGATGATGCTTACAAGCTGGTGCTACACCCCTCGCAGGAAGGTACCCGCCGGCACGATGTTGTGTTCCACAAGGCCTACGTTGAGGCTATGGAGCCTATTGCTCACAACAACGAGGGCCAGAAACTTTTGATGGTCACGTTTGTTGCTCTGATCGACGAGAGCAAGGCTGACGGCAACTACCTCGGTTTGATTGGCGACTCGACCGCATAACCCTAGGCATTAGTAGCCATTAGTGCTCGCCTATGGAATCTATCAAAGTAAAATTAGACAATAGGGAACTCGTAGTGTCTAAGCTCCCGCTTAAGCGCTACGCGGACCTACTTAAGAAAATCAACAAGCTCCCGACACACATCTCAAAACTGGACGAGATGGACGAGGGGGCTATTATTGAAGCCATCCCCATGCTGCTTTCCGGTGCCCTCCCCGATATTATTTCCTTGGTTGTTGTTGCTACCGACTTAACCCAGGAGGACGCCGAAAACCTTGGTGCGTCGGAAGCTGTCGATGTCCTCGAGGCAATAATCAAGGTAAACCGTTTTGCCGACATCTTTAAGAAGGTAAAAAAAGGGATGGCCCAAACCAAGCCGGAGACCAAGCTAGAGAACCCCACCGGGGAGGAGGCTCAGAAGCCGATATAGACGATTGGTTGTATTGGGCCGTCGATCTATTTGCGTCGGAGTACGGCTGGAGTAAGCATGACATTTTTTACGATGTCTACCCTGATGAATTGCTACCGCTAATTAACCAGATCAATCGCCGGCGGAACCCTGAAAAGTACGGTAGTTCAAGAGTGGGCACCGCCCCGGAACTTGACGAGGCTGGATTTGCCAAGCTGCGCCTGGCGGTCGGTGGCGGTGGGATACGAGTTGTAGATAAATAGCCAACCTTGTTATAATAAAGCCATGGCAGGATTTGACATCGGCTCTGTTGTAGCCAAAATTAAGGCGGATACCTCTGATTTTAAACGCGGGATGGCCTCTGCCCGCAAGGAAACCTCCTCGTTTGCCAGTGGATTAAAAAACGTCGGAAAACTAGCCGTTAAAGGGGGTTTGATTATTGGTGCTGCCGCCGCCACCGCTGCCGCCGCCGTCGGTGTTGCGGCATTAAAACAGGCGGCCGCCTTTGAGCAAGCCCAAATCGCCTTCAGCACTATGCTCGGCAGCGCCGAGGCGGCTACTAAACTTCTAGGCGAGCTGGCCGATTTTGCCAAAAAGACCCCATTTGAACTTCAAGGTATCGAAGCGAGCGCTAAGATGCTTCTGGCGATGGGCGCCGAGGCAGATGAAGTAATACCCGAACTTAAAATGCTGGGCGACGTCTCCGCCGGATTAAATGTCCCGTTGGATCGGCTGGCACTTAACTTTGGTCAGGTACGAACTCAAGGGAAACTAACTGGCAGAGAGCTTCGGGACTTTAACGTAGCTGGAGTTCCTTTGATTGATACCCTAGCGAAGCTTAAGGGTGTAAGTAAGGAAGCAATTGCCGAACTGGTCTCGAAGGGAAAGATAGGGTTCGACGACGTAAAACTAGCGTTTGAAGCAATGACTGGGGAGGGTGGGAAGTTTGGGAATTTAATGGAGGCGCAGAGCAAGACCCTCCCCGGCATGATCGAAAACCTCAAGGACGAATTTAACCTCCTAATGCGAGAAATTGGTAAAGAGCTGCTGCCGGCGGCTAAAATGCTAGTCACCTTCGCACTAGAGAAGTTGATTCCCGCACTGCGTGAACTATCCTCATGGTTTGTTAATGAGGGCATACCCAAATTAAAGGAGTTGGTTGAAGGATTTAAATCGGCACAGGGTGGGATACAATCAGTGATTGACCGCCTTATAGGGGTGTTTTTAAAGTACAAAGATCGTTTCCAGTATATCTTTGACGGCATCGTAAGTTTCGTTGGGTGGGTAGTCGACAAGCTGACCGAATTTTGGAATACCTGGGGCGCGGCAATTACCGCAACTGCTAAATCCGTGTTATCAGTCTTGTGGTCAATTATCAAAAACGGGTTTGACATCATTCTAGGTATCATCACATTGGTAATAGCCATCTTTAAGGGCGACTGGGGTAAGGCTTGGGAGGCGGTAAAGCAGATATTTACTGGGGGAGTAGAACTAGTTAAGACAATTTTCGATTCCCTCAAGACCATAGTTGAGGAGGCCATGAAAGCTCTTTTTGAAACGATAACCGGCTGGTTCAAGAAGGCCTGGGAGGGTATTAAGGAGGATGCTAAAAACATCAAGGATTCGGTAAAAGATGCCTTTAACGTTGATAAGCACGACAGCCCCTCCATCAGAGACACCTTAAAAGAGATGGTTTCGGCGGCGGAGCTAGAGTTGGGGCGACTTAGTGTGCCGGACTTTAGGACGGATGTCCGCGGCTCCCTGGCGGTGGCTCCGGCAGTGGCCGCGCCTGGCGGCTCCACAATTATTGTCAACCTCGATGGGGCAATTATCGCCGACTCCATTGGCGCGCAGCGGATGGGCGAGATGATTGGCGACAACATTATCCGCAAGCTTAAGAAAAACGTTAGGTTCTAATATGTCTGCTCCAACCGTAAACACAATCGGCCAGACAGCAGTTGGCAAGACCACGATCACTGTCCAGGGTGAAATAACAGCCACTGGTGGCTATAACGCGACCGAGCGCGGTTTTCAATACAACACAGTCAAATATCCCGATAAAACCAAATCCGAGTCTGGCAGCTTTGGAACCGGCACCTACAACCTCCAGCTAACAGGCCTGACGCCTGGAACTACCTACCACATTAGGGCGTATGCTACCAATCAGGATGGGACAGGGTACGGCAGTTGGGTGGCTATCACCACCGATGCCGCTACGTACAATGTGACCATAAACTCGGTGGATCGCACGGCGGATGTAATCCACCAAACTATTATCATCGAGGACATTATCAATGACCTCCAAAACGCCTGTAGGCTATCTTTGATGGATTTATCGGGCGGCGGAATTCCAGGCCCCGATGAGGAAATTACCATTACTTTAGACGACGGCACGGTGATTTTCGGCGGGTACGTTGTTTCTGTTGGGATGAGCGAGAGGGCCGGTGGCGGAGATGTTTGGGCGAACATAGAGTGCATTGACTACGTTCGGCTTCTCGATCATAACCTGGTCCACAAAACCTACGAGGACATGACCGACAAAGAGATCATCGAGCAGATCGTAGACGACTACTGCCCAGGTTTTGGCATTACAACGACCAATGTTCTTGAAGGGGTAACGATCGACCAGATAAGCTTCAACTACGTGCAGCCATCGCAGGCGTTTAGGAGAATAGCCGAGCTGGCCGGCCGCAACTGGTACATCGATTATTCCAAGGACATCCACTATTTTCCACTGGCGACTGACAGCGCCCCGTTTAACATTGACGTCGATAGCGCTGAGTATTACAACCTAAGAATCAGCAAGGACGCCAGTCAAATAAAAAATCGGGTCTATGTCCGGGGTGGTACTAAACTATCAGCGTTTACAACCTACTCGGAGAAGGGGGATGGTGAGAAGGTCAAGTTTAATTTGCCGGACAAACCACATAGTGTTACGTTAACAGTTAATGGTGGCGCCAAAACAGTCGGTATCAAGCACATCGACACCTCCGGCTACGACTGGTACCTCAACTACCAGGAAAAATACCTCGAGCAAGACAGTGGTGGCAGTGTACTCACCTCGTCTGATATTCTAGAAGTCACGTACAAATACGATATTCCTATCTTGGTTGCTTTAGAGAACGCTAGTTCGATCGCTGCACATGGTGTTAACGAGTTTGCTATTTTCGATACTTCGATCGCTACCACAGACGCGGCACGAGACCGAGCTGGCGCTGAGCTTACCGACTATGCCAATAATCTTATAGAGGGCGAGTTTGAAACCTACGAGGCCGGCTTCGTGTCGGGCCAGTACATCAACATTAACCTAGCTGCGTACGATATTGACGATAACTACATCGTCCAGAAGGTGATCGCGCGAGCAATGGGTGGCGGAACCTACAAATACACAATCTACATGGCGAGCGCTAAGACTGTCGGCATCATTAAATTCCTGATAGAGCTTTTGGAGGCAAATCGTAATATAATAACCTTGGACGACAACGAGGTTGTCGATGAGTTGCTCAATGTGGCAGACGGCCTGTTATCAGACAGCCTGCTTGATAGCTTACTAATTGACAGCGCGGGACCGTACGCCACCTGGTGTACCGACAGCCTGGAAACGTCACCAGATACCAGAGCACGGTGGAACCTATTTCAGTGGGGATAACATGAAACAGCTAATACAGAAAGACGAACAAGTTACGCTAAAGGGGCAGCTAAAGATTGAGCTGCACAACGTAGTAACCGGGGAGCGGGATGTCGTTGTTTACCCCAATTTGGTAACTACCGTTGGCAAAGAGTCCATCGCCAGCGCTCTAAAGGGTACTACGGTCAACAACCAGGGGATCATCACCTATTGCGCGCTTGGTCTTGATGACACGGCCCCAGCTCTAGGCAATACCGATCTCGGGAGCGAGCTGGCGCGCAAGGCGGTATCGGTTCGCAGTGTGGCCAACAACATTGCCACCTTCCAGACGTTTTTTACAACATCAGAGGCGATCGGAGCGCTTAAGGAGGCAGGACTTTTCGGTGACGACGCCTCGGCTGCGGCCAACTCAGGGACGCTGTTTTGCCACGCCGCTATTGACCGGACTAAAAGTTCCAGCGATACTCTAACTTTAACTTGGACAGTAGCGATCGGTTAGTGTTACCATAGCTATGTAATTATGGATCATTCGACAGTTGCCACAGCCGGGGTTAACGCCGTCGCCCTAGAATACAACGGCCTGCGTGTTGATAAGCAGCTCGGGTGGATGAAGCCGGCCATCAAGGTGGGCGGTATTTACCAAAACGACTCCTGGGCCTACCAGAGCGTTTCCGGTCAGGTGGGGACTGTAACCGTTACCACCGATGCCGCCACACGGTACGAGACAGGGCAAAAGGTACGATTTAAACAGGGTGGTGCGTATAAATACTTCTTCATTGTTGCCGTTACCGCTACGACCATCGACATTACCGCCGGGACGGACTACACACTGACTAACGCCGCTATCACTGATCTATATATCTCCGGTGTAGATAGGCCGCTTGATTGGCCACTCAGGCACAGGCTTGGTGAGAGCATAACAACGGTAAATTCTTCGGGTGCTGTTAATTACACCTCAGCAACATGGGAGGCCTTAACGGGGATGTCAATTAGTTTAAGTGCCGCCGAAGTCCCAGTAGACTCTACAATACTTATTTGGTTTGGATGTGACCACAAGCGCAATGCTTCGGGCGAGCATCAGGTTAGCTTCAGACTTCGAGCAGGTAGTACCACTATTGGGTCGACCATAGAAACATATACAAATAGAGAGGGTAGCGGTGCGGCTTACAGGCATGTTGAAATGCATCGGGCGCACGATGTAAGTGCGGGGGCAGTAGTTATTACTGCGCAGACTTCGCACAGTGACGGTGAGACATACGCTAAGAATAGGTACATGACGGTTATGGTTGTATCCCGGTGAGTTCGGGAGTGTTATGCCAAAAGATAAAACAATTAAAGAAAGGATTGCGGTGGTAGAAAACGAAGTTAGAAATCTTGGCGAGGGTGTCAAGACTGGATTCAAAGGTGTGGGGGGTCAGCTTACCGCCTTGAATAATAAGTTTGACAACCTAGATAAGAAGTACGCCACAAGGGAGTCTTTGAAGGCTATGGGCGATGGGTTTGATGGCAGACTAAAACCGATCGAAAAGGTTGTTTATACGATCGTGCTAGCGGTCGTGTTGGCTGTTCTGGGGGCAGGTCTATCGTTTATTATTAAATGATAACCCTTCCGAAAGTCTACTCTCAGAGAGACGAGAGGTGGAAAGACAAAATGCTGGGGTTTTCGACAGTGTCCACCCTGGGCTCTTATGGGTGCATTGTCACTTGCTTGGCGATGATCGCTCGGTACTTTGGCAAGGAAACCGATCCCGATAGGATGAACGAAGATCTCAAAAGTGTTGATGGCTTCCAAGGCAATGTCTACTATAGGTGGAGCTCGCTGGCCAAAATCTACCCAGACATTAAGTTTACTGAGTTTGTTAATACTCCAACACCGGTTACTCTCGCACAGTTTACTGAGATCGACGCCCACCTGGAAAAAGGCTTTCCGGTGATGCTAAAGGTGGACTACAATCCGGCGACCACCTTTGTAGAGCAGCACTTTGTTCTCCTGGTTGGGAAGGTTGGTAACTCCTACAAGATCGCCGATCCGTGGACGGGTACGATTGAGAGCTTCACTGCCAAGTATGGAACGGCCAAATACGCCATCCAGCGCTTCATTTTATACGAGGGACCGATTCCGGAGGGGGGTGGTGACGACATGCCTAGTCAGGCTGAGTTTGACGACCTACGTAGAGATGTTGATAACCTTGACCAAACCAAAGTTCCCGATCTTGTCAGCGGTTTAGTACAAGTAAACGAGAGGGTTGACGAAATTGGGCCGGTGTTGGAGAGGGTTGATACCACTGTCAGCGCGATACCCGATGTTAGTGGCGATCTAGTAGATATTCGCGGTGAGATCCAGAAGATCAAAGCCAAATTGGAGAAGTCTGGCATACCTGTGGGTAACTTTGGGTTGCTGGACAGGATGCTATTCGAGATCAGCGAGTTGTGGCGAGTGGTTAAGAAAGCGATCAAAGGGGGTGAGAAGTAGTGGATGCACTCATAGAGGGAGTTGGTTTCTTCGGCTTGTCGTTTGTGCCATTAACGATTGGGTTCGTGGCTGCTGCTAAGATGGCCGGTCTGGCTAGTAGGTATGCCCCGCTAATGTCTATGTTAGTTGGGATTGGCTTAATGTTATTGTCTGGTGCGGAATTAGGAAGGGGTATAGTATTGGGAATTGCCACTGGTGCGGCTGCTTCGGGATTGTACGATTTTGGCAAGAGGACAGTTGCTGGTAGATAATTACCGCATATTTCCCGCATATCATATAGTTAATGCGGGAATTGTGCGGGAAATACGCATTAATCAAAATCCTCGCAATATCCCGTAACGGTGGGCTTAAGTGAATAATTCCCGCATAATCCTCACGATGCCATCGGTCAAACGCAATAATTCCCGCAAAAACGAACTTGCTGATGAGGCGCACGTCCATTAAGATCTGAAGCAGTAGTGTGCGCTAGGCCATGATTACCCCAAACCAACCGAAAACAGAAGTTAACAGCCACCGAAAGGGTGGTTTTTTTGTTAGAGGTGATAATGAGTAGAACAACAAAGTTTTCAAAACATAAAGAAAAGAACGGCGATACCATTACAACGCATTATGGGAATACACGTTATTACCGGGATGGTGAGAAGCTGGGTCGTGTAGAAGATCTGCGTGGGGATGTCTGGCTGAAGCTACTGAGGGAGGGAAAGCTAGACCCAATGTCAAATATTCTTGATTAGTGTTGGTTGAGTTGGGCTACTGACTTTCCCGGACGGTAGCCCTACCTAGCTAATACCTAGACTGCCGCCGCGGGGAAACTTAAATGCTGGCATAGCGGTGGATCAACAGGAAGGCCAGATATTCAGGCGACGGGTGACCATACCCAACGCCGTTCTGCAGAACAAACCACATTTCTTAATAAGCCTATGCCCAGTAGGTAAGTACCCTCATGGGGAATACAAGGAGCTTATATGTTTGGGAAACACTAGGCTCAGGGCTCCACCCCAACGAATATGTATATTGATGATATTGAAGACATCAAACAGTTAGGATTTGGAGACTTTGAACTCCTCTACGATAAGGATAGTAACGTGCTTACTGTTCTGACTCTTAAAGGGTGTTGTATGGGAAAAGTAGTTATAAAAAACGGGCGGCACTGGCTCGATCTATCTCCCAACCTGCTTGGGTTTTCCTGATCCACCGACCCGTTTTGACAACTTGGGACATCTATGTTACATTGGTATTATGAGAACCCAAGGTCACAAGAACCGCCGAAAGCGAATCTTGCCGGTGTGGCTAAGCATTGCTGATGACTACAACGACGGTTTGCTAATTAAAGATATCCGTAATAGGAACCCCAACCCCGCTACTGGAAAACCCTACACGCGCCAGCACATCCACTGGATTTTGAGAAGGCTGCGCCCGCTTGGGAAAATACTAGCGTGAACCCGCCATCTGTAAAAGATATTAAACTGGCCGAGATTGAGAAGGACTTGGAGGAGCACCTAACGCCAGAAGAGAAGAAGGCCGTCAGCCGCTCCGAGTCTAAGGGTATTCGTACCTACGCCTGTCCCAAGTGCGGCAACGCCTACCGTGGAAAGCACATAACTGGGATTATCGTGTGTGGGCGCTGTGGCTGGAGAAGAAAAGATGCCCCTAAGAGAAAAGCAGATTCAAAACCAAATAATTGAATACCTCAACCTCCGTGGTTGCTATGTCTGGACCCAGAATGCGGGCCAGATACCAATTCAGAGTGGGGACAAGCGCCGGTTTATAAATGTTGGTAAAAAGGGGATTAGTGACATCGTCGGTATTAGAAGGCGGGACGGTAGGTTTATCGCGCTCGAGGTCAAAACTCCCAAGCGCCGGAAGCGGGTCACATTCCACCAGCGGGAGTTCCTGGACCACATTCTAGAGTGCGGCGGGATAGCCGGAGTAGTAACTAGCATTGAGGAGGCGGAGGAGCTAGTCAAATGAACGAGGACTTTAGAACGCTAAAGATAATCTTTACTAGGCACGCCAAGGGGCGCCTGAACGATGCCCAGCTGGGATTTAGACGTGTCTACGGAATGATTCGCAACAGTGAGGTGGTCAAGCTTCCAGGCATGAGTGACTACAAGCGTGCCAAGTACGGTCCCAGATCACAGGATGGGATGATATACCTGCGAAACGGGAGCTACATTTTTACGTGCCGAGTTGTAGAAAATAACTTCAAGCCCGGCGAGATGGTTCTGCTAGTGATTACCGCGACTGATCAGCGGGCGACGGCGGGTCGTAAGGGCCACCAATTTGGTGCTTGACAGGCATTCTGTGGTGTGTTACATTCGTGTTACAGTAGGATTAGATAGGGGGTGATAACTAATGGAACAAGCACTAGCGATTGCCATAAAAGAAGTTGTCGCAGCTGTAAGGGCCAAACAAATGAGCTGTGCGGAGGGCGTAAGTTTGCTAAGTGCGATACTGAGTATATGTAGGGCCGCGTCTACGGAGAAACACACTTTGAGCGGCGAATGTCCGAATTGGATGGTTTAAGGAGGTGATAACAAATGACCAACAAAACTAGAAACATTGTGTTAGCGATCGGAATCTTCATTTTGGGAGGCGCTATCGGCAGCGCTGGGTGCGAGGAGGGATGCAAGGAGCCAGTGAAGGTCGGTACGCAGATCGAGTACCGGGATTGCGACGACTCGCTTTGGCGGGAGCTAAAGTCTATTGACGACAGGGGGTTTGGTGTGGCCAAGAGGTCAATGGGGATTATGTCGGATGGACTGACAGCGGCCGCTAACCGCGATGTGGCAGGTATGGAGATTGTTGCGGATGCGCTGACAGCCGAGAACGAGATAATGGGTGGGCTGGTTACGGAGCGCTGGGAAGTCTTATCGAAGCTAGGCTATTAAAAAGGAGGAATATGAAAAAACTACCAAAGAGTGAGTCGCAGAGAAGGCTAGATGATTACCTGGGAGTAGGAAAATTGACCCTGGTAGAACACGCCCGCTTATTGAGGAAAGAAACCGAGTTAATGATGAAAGGACCGTATGCCCAAATCATATCCAAAATTCTATAACCTGAATGCAGCGGCCCTATTAAGCGGTAGGTTCTTAGAGGATGCGGTGATGGCCGAGTGTGATCTGTCTTACGAGGAGGTAAAGGAACTGACCGAGGACGAAATGCGCTGGAGTCTTATTGGGAACCGACACGACAGGAACGGATCGGTAATCAAGAGTGAACGATAATGTTTAATCCATCAGAACACCTAATAGATATAAAGGGTAAGAAGTACCTCCCGGTAGCTGCTAGGCTGGTGTGGTTCAGAGAGGAACATCCCGACTGGGCGATCCATACTTCTGTAGTAGAGCGCGGTGATGGCTGGGCGCTAATGAAAGCTAGTATTAGCAGTGAAAATGGATACACGCTAGCTACTGCGCACAAGGCAGAAACAAAGGCGGGGTTTGGCGACTACTTGGAGAAGGCCGAAACAGGTGCTGTAGGCAGGGCATTGGCTATGTGCGGGTATGGGACCCAATTCGCTCCTGAGTTTGCGGAGGGTGAGGAAAGAATAGTAGACACCCCACAAGCAGTAGCACAGCCAGCGGGTAATGTCCCACCAGTGGCGAAACCATCCCACCTAGCAACCGAACCGCAGAGGAAGTACATCTTCAAGCTAGGAATGATTGGGGGAATGTCTCCAGATGAAACTAAGGAGATGGCTAAGAAGAAGTTTGGTCTCGACTCATT